GCACAAGCCAACTGATACGACAAAAGAACAAGTGCAGATGCTTGCGACGATTGGAACGCCGCAGGAAGTTATAGCGAGAGTAATCGGGATTGACCGTGGAACCCTGGCAAAGCACTATGCGGATGAACTGGAACTGAGTAAGTCGAAGGCCGATGCAAGGGTTGCTTTATCCTTATATCAAAATGCTATTAACGGAAATGTCGCTGCCCAGATATTCTGGTGCAAGACGAGACTCGGCTGGAAGGAAACCCAGGTTCTCGAACAGCGTCAGTTTGCAATACTGGTAGACAGGCCAGAGGGGGAGTTAACGGAGGAGGAATGGCTAGAAGCATCGCTTGGCAGCCCCAGTCAGGACCGCAAGCTAAATTAATAAGTTGCCCTGATAGCATTTTCGAGAGGTTCTACGGTGGAAGCCGTGGGGGAGGTAAGTCAGACGCTATGGCTGGTCACGCGGCGCTAAAGAGTGCGAAGTATGGCTCTGGTGTAAGGGCGATATTCTTCAGGCGTGAGTATCCCCAACTGGATGCCATTATAGATCGAAGCAAAGAGATATATGGGGCGATAGGCGCAACGTATGCGGAGCAACGCAAGCAATGGACGTTTCCTAACGGAAGTACACTTCGCTTTAGGTCACTGGATAGAGATGCCAGGGCGGAGGCTTATCAAGGACATTCGTACTCTGACGTATATTTCGAGGAATTAACTAATTACCCCAACCCGGTCCCAGTTATGAAGATGAAGGCAACACTGAGATCAGCCGAAGGCATACCGTGCCACTTCCACGCAACAGGCAACCCCGGTGGACCTGGACATGGCTGGGTGAAGCAAAGATATATAGACCCGGCCCCACAGGGCTGGAAGATCATAGAAGAGAATGGCAGCAAGAGGATATTCATTCCTGCCAAGCTCAGTGACAACAAACTGTTAATGGAGAACGACCCCGAGTATGTGGACAGACTAAAGCAAACAGGGTCACCTGAACTGGTAAGAGCTTGGCTGGAAGGGGATTGGGATGTTGTCGAGGGTGCCTTTTTTGAATGTTGGCGGTCTGAAAAGCATGTTATTCATCCGTTTGAAATTCCTGACCATTGGCTAAAGTTCCGGTCTTTCGATTGGGGTTCGGCTGCTCCTTTCAGTGTAGGATGGTGGGCGGTATCGGACGGTACGGAAGTCGATGCGGCGGTATATCCCAAGGGGGCGTTGATACGGTATAGAGAATGGTATGGAGCAAGCGCACCAAATACAGGTCTGAAACTAACGAATGAAAAGATAGCGGAAGGCATTAAACAAAGGGAAACAGAACGCATCACGTATGGGGTAGCCGACCCGTCTATTTTTATGGTACAAGGGGGTCCATCTATTGCCGAACAAATGGCTAAAGCCGGTGTACTGTGGCGAAGGGCTGACAATAGACGAATTGGTGGTCGGGGTGCCATGTCGGGATGGGCAGAGATGAGGTCGAGAATGGTAGGCGATGACTTCCCTATGATTTACTGTTTTTCGACTTGCGTTGATTCAATCCGCACTATTCCCAGTTTACCGCATGACCCGCACAAGGCCGAAGATGTCGACACCAATGCTGAAGATCATGCCGCTGACGAATGGAGATATGCTTGCATGTCGAGGCCGTGGGCAAAGAAAAAACGAGCAACAGTTCCAGACATTTCGGCTGGCCCGACATTTGATGACATGGTGAAATATACCGAACGGGTCCGAGGGTTATAATGGAAGAGTACACGCCTGATGAAACAGTACAACGCTGGACGCATGAACTGGACCTTTCTTCCAAGAGGGAACAGAAATGGCGCAAGACAGCCGATAAGATAGAGAAAAGATTTCGGCACGACGGCGAGATGAAGAAGGGAAAAACCTTCAACATCCTGTGGGCGAATACGGAAACTCTGAGACCCGCTTTATATTCCAATACTGCAAAGCCTGACGTACGCAGGAGATTTGGCGCGGGAGATGCGGCTGCAAGAGGCGGTTCGATGATTATTGAACGAGCCATCGAAGCCATTATTGATACCAGCGATTTCGATGTAACGATGGAGCGCACTGTTCAGGATATGCTCTTGACAGGCCGTGGTGTCGCCAGGGTTCATTATCGTCCCAAGTATGAAGATGTATCTACACGAACGTCCTTGACGGAAGCGAACTCAGATACAGAGCCGTTCACTCGTTACATGGATGAAAGCGGGGATGAACAAGAGCCGCAGTTTGACGAGAACGGTGCCTTTGTTTCCATAGACGAAGAAACGCTTGTCGATGAAACGGTGGAAATTGAGTTCATTCCTTACGATCAAATACGCTTTGGTCCTGCACGACAATGGTCCGAAGTTCAGTGGATAGCATTCGAGTCAATACAAACACGCGAGGATTTAGTCGAGAATTTCGGGGATAAAGGAAAGAAAGCCCCGATGTCCATACTGCCAGACGGATACGATCCGGAATTGCCAGATGATATAGTCAAGAGATGTAGGGTCTGGGAGATATGGGATAAACGAAAGAGAGAAGTTATCTTCCTTGGTGAAGGATACGACGAGCCTTTGGCTGTTCGGGATGATCCCCTCAATCTGAAAAACTTTTTTCCAATACCAAGACCTTTGTACTCGCTGGAAACAGATCGAACGATGATGCCTGTTCCTGAATTTGAATTATACAAAGATCAGGCAGACGAACTGGATGATATCACAGGCAGGATTAACCATCTTGTCAGTATGTTGAAAATTCGTGGCGTATATGATGCTGCAAACGAGGAATTAGGGAATATATTCCAGACGAGAGAGGGAACGATGATTCCCGCTCACAACTGGCAATCTTTCTCGGAGAAGGGTGGCTTCAGAGGAACGATTGATTTTGTTCCTATTGAAAGCACCGCTCAGGTTTTGGTCGGGATGTATCAGGAACGCATTCGGTTAATTCAAAGTATTTTTGAGTTGACAGGAATTTCCGATATTCAAAGGGGTTCCAGCGATCCCAGAGAGACCAAAGGCGCTCAAATGTTAAAAGCGCAATTCTCCTCTCTGCGGTTAATGCCAAGACAAAAGAAGGTCCAAAGGTTTGTACGAGATATATTCCGCTTGATGGCAGAAGTAATTGGAGAAGTATTCAGTCCTGAAACCATGACAAAGATGACAGGAATTCCGGTTACCCAAGAAATACTGGATTTGCTGCGGGACGATGACAGCTACCAGATCGAAGTAGAAACCGATAGCACCGTACTTCCAGATGAAGCCGCAGATAAAGCAGCCGTTGCTGAATACCTTCAGGCTATAGGAGGATTTATGCAGTTAACGGCTCAAGGTGGTATTCCCAGAGAAGTTGCATTAAAGATTCTATTGTGGGCTTCCCGAAGATTTAAGGTCAGCCGCGAGATTGAAGATTTGATTGAAGCGCTGCCGCCACCGCAGGACCAGGGGCCGAGCAAAGAGCAAACCAATATTATGGCTCAACAACAGAAGTATCAGCTTGGACAGCAAAAGATGGCAATAGATGCGGAAAAGATAGACCAGGAACACAGGATCAAATGGGCTGAACTTGAATTAAAGCAGAAGGAACTGGACCAGGAAAAGATGCAGATGCTGTTCAGGGCACAGGTAGATTTGGGTGCGTAAAACATACGTCATCAGGGATGGGGAACTAGTATTAAAACATTCCTCCAAGACTAGCGCACACAGCGTTATTGGTGATATACAACCCTATGAAAGCATGATCACTGGCGAAAGAATAGCAGGACGCAGACAACACAGAGATCATTTGAAAGACCATAATTGTATCGAAGTTGGCAACGAAAAGTCCAAATTTGTGAGGAACCACAATGAGTGATGAAGTCGAGACTGTAGAAGAAGAAGAAAGCGCACCGTCAATTGGTGATGAGTTGCGGGATGCTATAGCTGCATCTGATGAAGCTACAGAAGAAGAAACAGAAGAAGTTAAGGTTGAACCCGAAACTTCAGAAAAGATTCCTGAAAAGGAGGCAACGCCCGAAGAGGGGGTTGAAGAGGCCACGGGGGCAGTCGCGCCCGAACACTGGCCGACCGAGGAGCGCGAAAGTTTTGATGCACTCCCCGAAGAAGCGAAACCGTTTGCTATTACTCAGGGGGAACGCCTCTACGCCCATCATCAGAAGAGGGTAGAGGACCTTTCTAGTGATCGCGAGGTGGTGGATCGCTTAAAACAACTTGACCAAGCAATAACGCCGTATAGAGACAGCCTGAAGATACAGGGGGAGAATGAGGTCGATGCCGTTTCACAATTATTGGCAATTCGGCAGTCGCTTCAAACTCGCCCACTGGAAACAATCAAATGGCTTGCTTCGAGGACGGGGGTAAACCTGGACAACCTAACCCAAGATGAAACGTTCGCTGACCCCACGGAAAGTCGGTTAAATGCTGTAGAGGCACAAGTGCAGACTGTGCAAAAGTCCAGTCAACAGGCAATTCAACAGCAACAGCAAGATATAGCGAGACAGAACGCGCAATCGCAAATTGATACTTTTGCCAAAGCAACAAGCGAAGATGGAAATCTAAAGCATCCTCATTTTGAAGCTGTAACGGAAACTATGACAGCGATTTCTCAAGGAGATCGTGCACAAAACAAGACTATTGATCTGGAAGATGTTTACCAGAGGGC